CTGATCGTATTCATCTAACAGGCTTTGCGCCGTAATTGTGTTGATTTCTTTGTGCTTGTCTTCAAGGTGTACAGGGTTTTCCAGTTCGTTAATGTATCGGTGATAAAAACTGAGCAATACCGGCAAGTTGTCAGTAAACCATTTAGGGTCATAATCAATACGCTCTAGGCTATCGCCGTGTTTTGCCCACTGGTAAAAGTCGCACCACTGGCGACCTGTGCAGGCCATTTCCATTTGGGCCTGGGCAAAGTAATGGGGCTGTTCTGCGCACGTCTTAAATTCTGGCGGGTTTTTATTGCGCTGTCCGAACGGGCATTTAACCTCGACAACTCCGCAATCATCAACAAACCCGTCAGGGCTTGCGCCTAGCCAGTCATGGAGGGGATGAACGTGGAAGCCGGCATCATCAACCATGTTTCCGCTTAAAGACATGTAATCCATTGTCGCAAGCGGCTCATGCAGTGTGCCGTGTTCCGTCGCTATGTTTCCGGTAAACTCAGATTCTGCGCCGTGATACTCGCGCACCATCTGGCGGATTAAATCCTCTGGCGTCTTCCATGGATTGACGCCCAAAGCTGCGCCAATGTTTGAGCCTGTCAATTTTCCTTTGCGGGCTTTAAACCATTCTTCGGATCGCTGTTCCATTTTGCTATTCCTCATTGGGTAGTGTCGGGGCGCGTTGCGCCCCTGATATTGCTAAAACGGGATGTTGTCATCGAAGTCGTCAACTTCATCTGCCACAGGCTCAGGTTTAGGCGCTGGTGCTGCGGGCTTAAGCTTTGCCGCCGCACCCTTTGCTGGCGCAACTGCGCTAATCCAGTTGCCGCGCTTGCGGTCTTCTTTCGGGATCACTTGACCGTTGTCGTCTTTGTCCAGCTCCCAGATCTGAACCTTGATAGCCATAACCTTGCCTACTAGTGCGGTCATAAGATCTGTGTCGCTTGGCTCACCTTGTACTTTCATAAGCTTACCGCCAGCGTTCTGATCAACTGCGGCCAGCATTCGCTTGGCTTTGTCTGCGGTTGCTTGCGGGTCTTTGTCGCGGCTGGTGCCGAACACTTTTACCTTTTGAAAGATCACGCGCTTGGCAAATTCGTCCGGCTTCATTACGCGCCATTTAAGGCTGATAAATCGGTCTTCGTTGTATTCGTCCCATTTAGCTTCCTCTATGGCTGCAATACATCCTGTGTTGCCTGGGATTGGCTCAATGTCACCGCCGCCCATTTCAAACGCGCCGTTGTTTTCTACTGATGATCCGTCGTTAAGATTCCAGAATGACATAATTAAACTTCCTCATTGATTGCGGGTGCGGTTTTGCCGCCATTAAAAAACGGCATTAAAGCCAGTAGTGGGTTTTGCTCTTTTTCTACGTCAATCTCTTCGGGCAGGCTGTAACGGTTTTTTGCGTCGACATAGCCAATAGTGCCGTCGCTGCTAGTAATCAAGACGCGCTCGCCAGTGTTGGTTACGCGGCCATACTTTGTAGTTTGGCCCTTTTTGTTTTGCTCATGGCCCATAACGAACTCACGGGCCTTAAGGTACAAAACCGCGTCACTTGAGCTGATATAGATCTGACGGGCTTTTTCTGGCATGTCCATGCTGTAGGCCGTGTACTCTCCTGCCTCTGGGCGGTTCTTCATTTTGACGACGCCGGTATGCGACAAGAAAACAACGGTAATGCCCTTGCGGCGTAGGTGCTCACAAGCCTGGCGAATCTTTACGTGCATTCCGGCAACTACCAAGAATCCTTTGTGGAAACCGCCTGCAGCTTCGCCAATGTTGTCAGCGCCTTGCGGGTCAAACTCAACCACTTCCGACTCAAACAGCGAGTTCATGGATGTTATTGTGTCAATCACAACGGTTTTGAAAGAGTGATCAGCGGTAATTAGCTCGCGGAGCTGATCAATAATAACCTCGCTTGGCCGAATTTTACGCTTAAGGTTAGGCGCTGGAATTTCTGGGAAAAACTGCGGCTGCTTATCTTCTGGCCAAGTCTCAAAAACAGTAGAGGCGTTCTCTGCCTGAATGAAAATGGGAGCCGGAAACAATGCCGCAATGGTAGACTTGCCGACGCCTGGAAAACCTACGATCGTCAAAACCGGCGCTTGCGGTTCTGCTTTTTTTGCCTTCTCTAAATAGCTCATCTTGTTTCGCCTCATTGGGTGTTTGTCGTTATGACGGTTGCTAGATTATGCCGTTGCGGTTACTATGTCAACACCGAATACGAACACTTAGGATTAAAAACCATGACGACCGACGAAGCGAAGCAATATTTTGGTGGTATTAAAGGGCTGGCAACTGCAATAGACGTTTGGCCGCACGTCATATACCGATGGGGAAAGTTTCCGCCCATGCCTCGCCAGTACGAACTTGAAGTAAAGAGCGGCGGAAAGTTAAAGGCGGAGCCTGAAAATGATAAATGAGATCCAAGATTACCTAGAGGGGGGCTTTCGTGTTTTTGGAATACACGGTGCCAGCCGTGGGCTGTGTGACTGCGGAGATGAAAAGTGTACGGCGTTGTTTAAGCATCCAGTTATCTCAAACTGGCAAAGCGTCCCGCATTGGTCTGATGAACAGATAGACACCTTTGACCAGCTTGGCCACTTTGACACGGGATTTGGCGTACTTTGCTCGGGATTTCTTGTGGTAGATGTAGACGCCAGGAACGGAGGCGTAGAATCTTTTAAGAATCTTTGCGCTGACGTGCCGGAGGCTGCTACTTCAAAGTTTATAGTCAACACAGGGTCAGGCGGAGGAAGCCAGCATCATTATTTTATGATGACCGAAAAACTGGCGCTTGTTCAGAGCCATGAAAAATACCCCGGCATTGACTTTAAAGCTTCCGGCTTTGTAATAGGTAATGGGTCTCTTCATGCCAGCGGTAGCAATTACGAAACGGCCAAAGGTTTTCCGCAGGACGTAACGGAAGCGCCTGAGGCGTTAGTGGGCCTTCTAAAAAAGCCAGACTTTCACCGGGTAGCAACTGAAAGCGGGGAAGTCGACGTTGATCAGGCTCAGATTGCTTTGTTGCTTACGTTCATATCACCAAACCTAAACTATGAAGCTTGGGTAAAAACAGGTATGGCCGTTCATCATTCTACAGGTGGCGGCGGATTTGATCTTTGGGACGCATGGAGCGCTACAGGTGAAAACTACCCTGGCAGCGAAAAGCTAAACCGCCATTGGCACAGCTTCGGAAAAACATTAAACCCGGCTGGTTACGGCACGTTACTGCATCACGCCAGAGAAGGCGGGTATACAGAAGACGTTACGTTTGAGTATAAAGGTGAGCCATTACCCGCTGACCTAGACACGACCGGAATAGACCTCAAACGCCCCCCTGGATACATTGGAGACCTTACCGCATGGATAAACAGCCAATGCCTTTACCCTCGTGAAAACTTGGCTGTTGCCGCTGCGCTGTGCGCCGTTTCCGGACTCGCTGGAATGCGCTTTATAGATGAGCTTGACGACATGAGCGCTAACATCATAGCGTTCTGTGTGGCAGGCTCAGGCACAGGTAAGGAGGCAGTGCAGCAAGCTTACCTAAAGATTATGCGGGCAGCGTCGACGCAAGGGGCAGTTCACGGTGGGTTCAAATCTGAACAGGAGCTTATGCGCAACCTTCTACGCCACCAAGCCGCATTTTACAGCGTCGACGAACTGGGCCTTGTGCTTAGAAAGCTGGAAAACGCCAGCAAACGCGGAGGGGCTTCGTACCTTGAGGGCATTATTGGCCTGGTTATGTCTGTTTACTCAAAAGCGAATGGATACTTGCCCATCACAGGCGACCTTAAAGAAGAGATCCGGGAAACCATTGGGCGCGACTTAGCCAAGGTTGAAAAGAAAATAAACGACCTTCCTAAAGACAGCAGCCATGATCTGAAACTTGGCAAGCTGGAAGAGTTACGCGAACAGCACAGGGAATCGCTAGATAAGATTGACGACGGCTTAGATAGCCCCTACTTGACCATTTTGGGTTACACCACGCCAGTCACCTTTAACGAATCCATGAGCTTTGAGCAGGCCACAAACGGCTTTATGGCGCGGGCCATGATCTTTGATGACCTAGAAACAAATCCGAAACGCAAAAAGAAGTTTAAAAAGCAAGCCATGAGCGAGGCGCTGGAAAACTCCATACGCAACCTTTACGCGCCGGGCGTGTTTGACGTTTTGGATACTGGCGGGCGCGTTGGCTTTACAGGATCAAAAACCGTTGTACCTACTGAGCCGGAAGCCGTGGATCTCTTAGAGAAGGTGTACGAAACATTCCACGCGCTTGCTGACGAACACAAGGGCAACACAGGTTTGGAGGCGATACCCAGGCGCGGCTATGAGCTTGCGGCCAAGGTGTCTTTGATTCTGGCACTGCCTGGCGGCATAAGAACCACTGAGCATGTTAAGTGGGCGTTCGCTTTGGCCATGAAGGATGTCGATAGGAAGATCAAACTGGCCTATTCCTGCGAAAAACCAGAAGAGTCTGACGGGTTGGCGGCTAAGGTTTTGTCACTGGTAGACAGCGACCACGGCGAAACTCTGGGCGTTTTGTCTAACAGAATGCGCGGGACGCCTAAAAAGCAGCTTGAGGAATTGCTTTTAAAGATGTCGGAAAAGGGAATGCTAAGGGCTGAAGAGTCTGTTCATCCTTACAGCAAAAAGAAAGTGGTTAGGTACTTTGCACCAAAGTGAAAACGCTGTACTGTGTTGGTTATTAAGGGGTTTTAAGGCGAGTGCTTAGTGTGGATAGTGGGTGGATAGTAGGCTTTTACTAAGCACTAAACCTAAAGAAATCAAGAAGTTAACATGGTGGATAGTGCTTAGTAAGATTACAGAGAAAGACTTTTAAAAAGGCAACTTTTTAGAGGTCTTTTTTTTTGTCTCTACTATCCTCTCTATCCACTATCCTCTATATATATCTGGTAATAATATATATATAAAACAATACCTTAAAATACGAATGATTTTTATTCGTGCATAGTAGAATTTACTAAGCACTACTAAGCACTTTTTGCTTGCACCCACCCAAATCTGTGTTAATATTAACTCATCAACACAGACAAACAAAAGGAATACGAACATGAGCACACAAACAATTGACCTCGGCAACAACGAATCAGTTAGCAAAGGTGTCTACAAAAACAACAACGGAACTTACACCGCCATGACTTTTAGCAAGAGCAAAGATTTTAAAACTTTGAAAGGTGCGCAAAAATGGCTAGCCAAGTGACATTTGACGAATGGTTTGCTACCGAGTGCAAAGGCTTGAGCTTTGAGGCTCGGCGCTTAATGCAAATTTCGTGGAACGCTGCGTTAACAAACGGAGATCAACATTTTTTTGTGGAACCCTTGCACCCTCTCCCACCTGTGTTATTGTTAACTCACCGAAGCAAGCAAACCACAAAAAGGAAATCACCATGAGCGAACACATCGGAAACTACAAAGACCTGAACGGCGACACAGTGCGCGTGACCTTTGAAAACCGCCGGTACTATTACGAGACTGTTGACGGCACGCCGGATCGGTACGTTAGCCACCAGGG